GCGTGAGCATTGTAGTGGTGTAGCTCCAGCCTCAACACCGCAAGATGCGATACGCAAGCGAAGTTACAGCTTAAAATCTATATTGTCAACCTATACCAACACTTTAAATAACACATACTAACCCATTGTATAACAGTAGGGTAGAGCATCTGATTGTTTTTTTTCTTTTACAGAAAGGTAAAACAAATCGTCAAATCATATGTGTAATACAGATAGAGGGGATTATATACGTTATCGACTGGTGCGAAACCAAAACCGAAACCGATCCCGAAACCCAGCCCCCCTTCGATTATTCCAGATCTGGTCAAAACTTTCAGCTTTTTCTAGCCTTTCACGACACGAGATCTACCAGGAGCTATCAATTCCAGACCAGTGTAATTACAGATCGTTTTGCTCTATAATATAGATTATGTTAAATAATAGATCTCGACCCCTCCAGGTCATTGGATCACGTCAGCCCCTCCCCTACCCCACCGCTACAGAAAAACGGACCAGCTCGATCGGGCAGCTCTACAGAAGAAGCTAACAATCCCTCTCCCTTATACTCTAACTTCTAACGATGTACAATACTATATGCTCACTACTCTCGTGTTGCATCATCTAGCATCTCCAGGTACATATCCAATTGCACCTGTGCATCTTCGATCTCTTCCATTGTCCCTACTCCGTGTTGTATGTGGAGTTTGAGTGCTTTGATCTTACTTTTTATCTGTGGTATTTTCATGGTCTTCTGTTGTGTCATCCCATAGAAAGTCTTCTACCCAAACTGGTGTATACTCTCCAACGTATGTATTAAAGGTGTTATACTCTAAAAAATCCACTGCATCTTCCCATGTTTCACCTTCTTTCATGAGAATGTTTATGCATTTGTTTCTGCTATAGATTACTCTAAATGACGTTGGGCATATCCCTATGATGGCATCATCGAATCCATCTGCAAATAGTGGTGCATCATCTACATGATCGTTGTAGTGTTCAATGATCATTTCTTTAACGTGGCTCATATTTCTGTTTTATTAAATTGACTTATATCTGGTATGATTGTGGACCCTTGGAATGATCCCTGTACTTTGCTTATCTCCTGGTAGTATACTGTGTTCTTATGACAGTGTATGATGTATGCGTATTTCCATATATCTCCAGTCTTGTAGTTGTTGAGTATAGCCAGCTCCCGTGCTGTTATTTTTCCTTGTTTTGTTAGTATTACTACTGCGAGTTTTGTTTCATCAACTGTGAGTGTGTAGTCCACATGATCGTGGTCACCGTTCACTTCTTTCTTTCCTTTTGGTGCTTTTTTAGCCCAGGCGTGTAATGCTTTTATTTCTTGATCTAATGATTGCTGCATGGATACATTGGTATTTACTGAATTGATTAACGTGTTTGCTTTGGTTGTTTTTTGATTTATAGATTCTTAGTGTTATAGATTTCTCTAGTTCTGATCTGTGCAGGTATGCTATTCTGTTCCCTTCTGTTACTAGTGCGAGTATGTCGAATCCATCTTTGTATGGGACATAACCTTTTTGTGTTGACCTACGCATGGTTACTTCTACAGCTCCTCTTTGTATTGATCTATATTTCACTTGTATTCTAAATCGTATTGATCCTTTTGTTACCAGGATATCGTATGGGCTATTATTTGTTAATGGGATGTGCGGGTTGAATCCATTCTTGAGTAGATCAGCTACAACGAGTGCTTCGCCCATTGCTCCCAGGTAAGCTCTGTAGTTTTTACTCTTCACTAAGATCGTCTATGACTTGCTCCCAAATCTCTCTGTTGTATGGATCGTCCATCATCTTATACATTTGTTTCGATTGCTCCAGGGCAGCTTCTCTGGAGCCATACCTTTCTATGAGTTCTTCTACTCTTTTGTTTACTTTGAAGCTCATATTATGCTGGTTTATATATTGTTTTTTAATCCTACTGTTTTTTGTTTCTGGTTGTTTACAGATGTGGTATTTACCACCGACAGTCTCTATGATTACCTCTCTCATTTATCTGTGTTTGCCAGGAGCCTATCAATTTTTTCTGGGTCGAGATCACGAACTGTTCTAAGTAGTTTACGTTCTTCTGTGCGAGCTTTCTTGTAGTCGCTTTTACTGTTTTCTGTCCCTAGATTTTGGAACATCATGGCGCATTGATGCAGCACCTCATCGATAGATCTCTTATGATCTGGATTGCTGGTATAGCTCATTTGATATTATTAAATTTAGTTGTGTTTGATATATTGAATTCTTCTGCTTCCGATACGGCTGTTTTGATTAGGTCTAGTTCGCTACGGATCTCTTTGAGGTGTTCATTGGTTAGCCTACATACTGTGTCTTTTTCATCGATTGGTTTGCCACTATGATCATGTAGAACATCGTACAGGTTTTGCATCAGATCTATAACTCTGCTTGTGCTGGTAAAATAAGCTTTGGATAGATCTTGTTTAGTCATGGCTTTTGAGTATATCAATCACGGATCTTACCTGCTCTTGGTTTCTGGGAAGAAACAGCTTGTAGTCACCCATTGAGTTTTCGTTTAGGTAGTGTAAAAACATCTTCCACCGCAGCGGAAATGTGTGCTGGCTAGGCACAAAGCCTTTTGTTTCAATGATGAATTTATGTTTCCTGGAGAAGAAGTCTGGTGTATATTTTATTGGGTGTATTTTCTTCCCCTGGTAAGATTTCATATCCTTGCTTTTCGGAACACTTTTGTAGTACACTCCTTCGTATTTGCTTGATGTAAGCAGCTCAAAGGTTCTCCCTTCGTATTCAAATTCCAGCCCAGAATCTTTTAATTTCTGGTAGCAAAAAGCTTCCAATCCAGATGCAAAGGTGATGCCGTCAATGACTTTCTTTTTTGATTGTACAGCTCCTTTTTTTCTTCTTTTAAACATACCCTAATTTAGGTATTTTGCGTTTAAAATTCCAAATCGTAGTTTGTGTTTTGTGAAAGGTTATGAACTGGAGTTCCTTGAGCTATAGGATCATAGAGGTCTTCACCATCCAAGGATCTAAATCCAGTGCCGTCTGTATTCATTCTGAAAAGCAGTGGGTCACTTATGCTTGTGGGGCATCCTCCAAGCTCTTTAGTTCTAACCTTGCGTATGTGGAATTCTACAACCCTTCTATCGTGAGCTGTAGAGGCTTGAACCTTTCTGTGTATGGTGGCTACTGAATCAGAAACATTCACATTTTTACCGCCCCCTTCTGTATCTTCGGCATAGGGAGCTGTAGGTAAACCGTCTGGTCCTTTTCTCCTTTGCGCTTCGGTCATTGCGTGCATATTAATCCATACTGCTACATTGTGGTTTACACTAAATGTGAGCAGCTCACGCAGAGCCTGGTAATGATAATCGTGTGTGCTTATGATGCTGTTTTTGCTTGCAGCTACTTTCAAGCTGTTGTATGGATCAATAAAAATACCATCAACCTTTTTTGTCTGCATGGTTTTCTTACACATCAATATCAAGTCCGTATAGCTATACACCTCGTGATTGCTTATTAATGTAAAATGCTTGCTTACCCATTTGTATGCTTCTTTGCGTTCTTTTGGGTTCATAGCTTTAATAGGTCTGTCCAGGTAAAACTCCATCAATCGTATCTTGACCATGGCTGTTTTATTTTCACTTGAGTACACCAGCCACCTCCAGGAGTGTTTCGCACTTGCCACTATCATCAAGTAAAGCATAAAGGTGGTCTTGCCTACATTAGAGTGACCCATGCCGATGAACATTTCTTTTTTAAACCTAAAGTGATCGTCTACTTTCTTGTTCCCAGTTTTCAGACCTTCTGGAATTCTTCCTTCAGCAAACTCCACCATGTAGTGGTAATCGTCATCTTCAGAGCTTATAAAAGACAGGTCCATCTCGTCCAGCTCTATAGCTTTCATTGCATCGCTCTCTTGCTCTATGACTTCACGGATTGGTAAGTTCTTCCCGTGGGCTATTCCGTCTTGTATAGTGATCTTAGCATTCTCCAGGGAGTCTACATCTCTTTTGGCGATCTCTCTGGTTAACACTCTTATAGCCTCCACTTCTTCAATTTTTCCAGCGGCAATATAACCTCCTACCAGTGTTGCTGCTTTAAGTAGGGCGTGGTGCTTCTCACCGTCCTCTGCCAGGCGAATGATGCGAGCTGCTATGTTAAGCTTGCGGTAATCTGTTCCTTTGTCTAGGGCGTTTATTTTTTGCAGTTCTACCTGGTCCACCAGGACCCCAGAATACACTTCCGCATCTGTATTAATAACCAGGTCAGAATCGTAAGATTCAAAACAAGCTCTGGATTCGTTCTTCCCAGACTTGTCTAAGTTGATCCCGTAATTTTTGCTAAAGTAATTGATCAACGCATTAAATTGATCTCGATGTTTTTCTGGGAATTTTAATTGTACCAGGGCTTTTAGACCGTTGCCACTTGGAGACACCCAGATAGCAAAAATGTACTTGTCCTCCGCAAGCTGTCTTTTCACCTGGATAACATCTTCTAGCTTGTCAAAGTCTAGAATTGTAACTCCACTATGCTCCATTAAAGCATCGTCTGATCTCCTGGCAAACTGCCCAGACCAACATACAACTGGTAGATTGGTTTTATCTGTTCTTCCAGCTCTTACATCCTCAATAGTAGATCTGCTCCTCCCGCTTTGTATACGAGTGAGTGCATACCCAATTGTTTTTATTATCGGTTCCTCCTTCTGGTAGATCGTCTGGAATAATGTAATCTTTCTCTCTAGTAGATTCATTTAGTGCAATTTTTAGTAAAATTAAGTAACCTATAAGGTCTTTGATGGTGTCCTCTGTATCTATAACAATGCCTTTGTTTTTAATTCGCATGAGCTTATCATCAATACGAGAACAAAGATTCTCTACAGCACTCCCTTTTGCAAATATATTTGCTGGGTTTAACGCACTGTTTCCGTATGCTCTATTTTTTTCTACCAACAGGTCTATAACCTCTTGACCCACATCTTTTATCTTTTGCTCTTGGTTGCTCATAACCTTCTCTGTTTAGTATTTCTTTTTGCCACTCCTGGAGCTGATCATCGTCCCACCAATATACCTGGCTCATAATCTAATCTTTCTCAATTCCATTATCATTAAGATCCCGTAGGCATAGCTGTATAATCGTGGTAGGTTTAAGGCAGTTGCAGTTCATTTAAAAATATGTAATGGTTTCAGTTCTGTAAAGTTAAGAATATAACAGTCTGCTGAAAAGCTCCATCCTTTATTTAATCCCTCAAGAACAACATCTCCTTTCTTAAAAAACAACGCCTTTTTATAATAAGAGTCTTTATCTAGGTATCCAGGAATATACACTTTACTCATGTCGTTCATTACAAAAGTAAAGACATAATAATCACAACGCTGTTTAGTATTCCAGGAGGAGACAGCGACTTTGTAACCAGGCTTTGGAGGGTAATTAGCCCTCTTGCTTTTAACATCAATAGTCTTGCCGTTTATGATCATGTCGTAGTCATATGTGCTTACATCTGAGATGATATTGTTTCTGGATCTCATGATCTCCAGGACTACGATCTCACCCAAAGCCCCAGACAAGTTTCCTTCGCCACCTGTAATAGATCCGTTGAGCTTCTGGAAATCATACCTTACTGAAGCTTGATCTATATGATCTTGTGTAACATTAAAAATTATCACAATCCATCTTTTTGGTTTTATGTTTTAAGTACGGCTTCAAGTTGGTCTTCATTGTACCAAGCTGATTTTTTAGGTATTCCACTTAAAGAATATCCCAAAATACCTTGTGTTTCTTTAACTTTCTCTACTATCCCAATCTTCCCAACAACTCCTCCGTTTATGTCATACCAAACAACTTTGTCATCCTCACTTATGATAGGAAAATTCATTTCCATACCAGAGTTCTTATTCACCCAAATAGGGTGTCCGTAGCTTACAACCTTAACTTTGTCCCCAATTACAAATTTACTTTTCATCTCTCTTTGGTTTTAAATTCCATTGCTTTAATCTTCTCTTCAATAACAGAAATTGCTGATTCAAGCCCTCTATTGTAACCATTCATAAAAGCATCACTTGGTCTATTTTTGTAGTCCTCAATTCTTTCAATCAATTTCTTTAACATCTTTACTTTTTTCATCTCTCTTTGGTTTTAAAAGTTATAAAGGGGGAGTTCCGCTGAATAACCAATTCATTTTTTAAATTAATAAAT